CCTGCTGTGCAAAAGGCTTGCCCGTGATGGCTTCATAGTTGTCGTGCCCGCAGTTGCCGCACTCCAGCCCCGTATCGAGTTCCGGCTTGCCGCATTTCACGCAAGGCACGTCGTCACCTTCGCCGGGTTCCTGCTTTTGTTGGCGCGCATCGCTTCTGGCGTTGAATGGGTGGTTGTTCATGTCTGCCTTTCTGTCGCCTGCTGTGCTGCGCGGGCTGCGCGAATGGCGCGGATAGCGGATTCAGCCAATTTATCCACAGCGCTCATAAGGTCCGGGTATGCGGACCCGTCGGACAACTCGTCGATTGCTGCTTTTATGTCAGACGCCAGCGCCATGATCGATTGCAGTTGGTCGTTGCTCATGGCTGCTGTTCCTTGATGGCTTTCAATTGCTCTTGCAGCTTTTCGATGGACGCTTTCAAAGCGCGACGCTTGTCAGCAGCGAGTAGCTCTTTTATGTGTTTAAGGCCCTTGAGGGGATGACACTGGAAAAGAGCAGCGGCAGGGACGCCGTACTCAAATGCTCGGGCCATCATCGTTTTTGGGATCGCCCTTTTCCCATGGATGATTTCGCTGTACCTTGCCGCCGTCACACCCAGCACAAGCGCCATTTCACGTTGGTTGAGCCCGTAGGCTTCACGGCGAAACTCAATTGCCTCAACGGCAGTTGGGAGTTCGTTCAGTTTTTTGTGGCTCATCCCCGCTCCCCTGTCGCCTGCTGTGCTGCGCGGGCTGCGCGGGCTGCGTCATCCCGCAAGTTCTCCAAGACGAAAATGCACTCGTCTTTGGTCAGGTTGTAAGTCGATCCCCTGATGCTCTGAATAGCGCGTGTGAGCGTTGGGATGATCAGCCGCTCCGCATCCTCTTTGTCTCCCCCTGCTGGCTCTGCCTGGGCGGCGAGATATACCTCGTAGACGCCATCCGGCAACCAGTTGCACGACACCACGGTCGGCATGTCGTTTTCTTTGCCTGGCGTGCCGCGCCTGAACTCAATGCGGGCGAAGACCTCTCCCTGTGGTTGCGCTTCCTGCTGGGTGGCGAGAGCGGCGTCCACAGCGGCGTCCACAGCGGCACGGGCTGTCGGCATGTCGATTACCAGTCGCTTCGTGAGTTGGTAAGCAATCTCGCCGGCCATGTTGGAAGGGTCTTCCGCGCAGCATCTTCCGCAACAAACAGGAGCCCCGCACCTGAGACAGTCGTTGACGATGAATTCGTTTCCGTGGGGGCAACTCTCCCGCTCATTGCTGGCTGTCGGCGCTTCGGCCTGCTTGGTGGCGAGCAATTCAGCAGCGAAGCTGAAAAGCTCGCCGGTCCGGTAGCTGGCGTCGGTGTAGAACACATCGGGGACAAGACCGCGCGGCGTCGAGCCAGACATGCGGCGACCAAGGTTGTGCTTTTCCGCCAAGTCCATGACCCACTCTTCTTGTTCAGGCGTCAGAGGGTCGGCGTCATCGCTCGGCGCTTCGGCCTGCACGGGCTTGCTGGCCTGCGCCATCTCGTTGACCAACTGCGAGAACGCCTGATAGAGCGACCGGCTGTTAGGCTGACCAAGGCCCTCCATGAGTTGCTTTATCCGAGCCTCCCAATGCGACCACCCCTGCGCTGTCTGTGCTCGCTTCTCGCGGTCGGCAAGGATGGCGGCTTCGGCGTCTGAGCGCCGAACCAAGTACTCGACGACAGGGTTCGAGGGGGTCCAGCCGTAGGTGTGCGGAAAGTTTCCGTATCCCCAGCGTCCACTCGGCTGCTTGTAACGCCAAGCCACGGTCGGCAATTCAATGTCGCTCATGACAGGTCCTTTGCTGCGCACGCTGCACTGCAATATCGGGTTGGGTCATTGTGAAAGCGGCGCACGTAGAGACACTGGCCGCAGGTGTATCGAGTCATGACAGGTCCTTTGCTTGTTCGAGGGCGGCGCGGGCGCTTTCGGCATCATCTTGAAGTGACATGAGCGCGGCGGCGAAATTCTCAGGTCGATTGGAGTAGCAGTACTTGACGGTGTTCGCGGATACCTCCAGCCGGTGCAACGCCTCCTTCAGTCTCTGGTGGCTTGCGTCGAGGGCGCGGAACTGATCGACCGTGTAGCCTTGTTGAGGCCCTTGGTACGTGTCAAACCAGCGCGGCTTCATCCGTTCTTCAGCTTTGCTCATGTTCAATTCCTTGTAGGGCGGATCAGGCGAACATGCACAGGCTGTCGAGGCTCGCGTCATATCGCACGCCGCACCGCACCAACTCCAAAAGTTGTTCATCAGTGATCACGCCGTTCAACGTGTCGGGGTCGATGCTGAAAAAGAACTCGTCGTGTTCAGAGCACGAAATCAGATAGCTGTCGCCGGGCACCAACTTGTCCAGCAAGATGAACGCGTGAAGGTCTGGCCGGTTGGAAAACTTTGTTTCCACGCGCTCAAACTTCAGGAACTCATCGTCGATCAATTCAATTCGGTCTTGCAGGTCCATATTTCTCTCCAGAGTTAAGGGCGGGTCAGATAGGCCAGCCATGAGCAGCGCTTCGTGCTGTTGATAGCCTTCTTCACGCAGGTCCATGTACCGTTGCGCGTCTTCTGCTGAGCAGCCGTAGCGCTCCATGAGGTTGGGGACGGTGCGGATCATTTCGCCTTGCCTTTCGAGTGCCCATGCTTGCCGTGGTGCCCCTTGTGCCCACCCTTACCGGGAGCCTTGCCGCCAACCTGCCCGCCACCGGCGAGCCCGCCGGGGTTGTTGCTGACTGAAGGTCGGCTGATCGCACCACCAGTTGCCCGCGTGCCGTTGTCGCAGTTCAGACGCTGCGGATCACAAGGTGTGGGCACAGTGCCGCACGCAGCAAGAAACGCAGCGGTCGAGAAGATCAGAACTTTTTTCATCAGGTACTCCAGTTGTTGATGTGGCACACTGTACCACGGTCAAAGTGGGTTTCAAACCCCGCGCGACAGACGGTACTCTTTGACGGCCTTGCGCAGCGAATCCTGAGACACCGCCTTGTCGCCCAGCGCGATCGCCTGAGCCTGATCCAGTGTGTCGCGCATCATGATCCGGTGACAGATCACCGGCACACCCTGGCCTTGCCGTCGGAGGCGGGCGGTCATCTGCTCGTACAGGTCCAGCGACCAGGTGAGCCCGAACCACACGATGATGTGCCCGCGCTTCTGCAGGCCATCGACCCCGTGACCCATGGACGCAGGGTGGCCGATCATCAGGCGGCACGACCCGCTGGCCCACCGCGCCATCGCCTCGTTCAGCGCCGACTCGCTCTTGCACTCGGTCAGGTTGATCGGGTCGAGGTGCGCAAACCGGGTCATGATCCGCGAGGCGTCGGAGCGGTAGGCGTAGGAGCACAGGACCGGCTGGCCATTGGCCTCGTCGATCAGTTCCTCCAGCGCGTCGAGTTTCAGGTCGTGCACTGCCTCCCACAGCGGCATCCCTGCGACGGGGTACACCGCACCGTTGGAGAACTGGAGGCAGGCGTTGGTGAGCGACGCCTGGTTGAACACCTCTTTGCTCTTGCCGCTGTCCAGCTGCAGGAAGAAGTCGCGCTCCATGGCGTCGTATTTCGCGCGCAGAGGGGGTGGCAGTTCCACCTCGATGTCGTTGACCACGAGGTCGGGGAGCGGGTTGTAATCGGCCGCGCTCATCTCCAGCGTGATGTCGCCGATCAGGTGCTTGATCCGGTCCTCCGTGTCCTTGTACGGGATCACCTTGCGTGAGCCTTCCGCCGGCTTGCGATACCACTCGGTCATGAACTTGGTCTTGCTGACCCCCAGGCGCGCGCCCCGGTCCACCACGAGGTACTGACCATGCAGATCCTGATACCCGTTGCTGGCCGGCGTGCCGGTGAGCCCGGTGGTCCAGTCGAAGTGCTCCAGAATCTTCATGGTACTCTTGACGCGCTGGGTCGTACTGTTCTTGCACTTGCTGATCTCGTCCCACACGATGCCGTTGAAGGGCACCGGCTTGTGCTTGCTCACGTAGTAGGTGTGCAGCACCTCGGCGAGCCAACCGAGGTTTTCGTAATTCAACAACCAGACATCCGCAGGGCGCAGCAGAGCCCGTGTGCGTTGATCCTTGGTGCCTGTGAGCATCGAGAACCGCAGGTGCTTGGTGTGACTCCACTTCTGCGCCTCCTGACGCCACACGAGCCTGCACACGCGGATCGGGGCCACGATGACCACGCCACGCAGGAAACCCGTGGACAGCAGGTGCGAGAGGGTCGTGAGCGTGATGGCGGTCTTGCCCAGGCCCATATCGAGCCAGAGCATCGATGACGGGTGGGTGCATTGGAAGTTGACGGCCTTCTGCTGGTAGCCGTGCAACTGTGCGGGGGTGAGCAGGTTCACGGGGTGCACTCCATCACGGTTTCGATCCAGACGCGCGCCGCTTCCGCGTTGATGGCGTTGCCGTAGGCGCGCAATCGTCCCACTCGGGCGGGAGCCCCATGAGCCAGCGGGAATGTGCCGGGTTCAACTGGCCGCCACTTTCCATCCCGGCACAGGAGCCAGTCAGCATCTCGCCAGAGGCTGTTAGTCGGGCCGGGCCGGTCAGCATTGCAAAATCGTTCAGATTCGATCCGTGTCGCGTTTCCCCCATCGCTCGCTTGGCTTGCCCCCCGCCCGATCCATCCGAGCTCTGCGGAGTCGGCCAGCCCGCCAGCGTCGCATCTTTCGTCAAGTCCTTGCCTTGGCAATTTTCCGTGTACGTGCTGCCGCACTTCGGGTCGGTCGCCCTGGGAGTGGCCCAACCGGCTTGGAGGCAAGTCAGCGCCAAATCCGTCTGTTGTTTTCGCCCATCTGGTTTCAGGTAGTACGACCCGTTCCAGCTGTCGGGGTCGATGACCATTGAAGCCTGAACCACTGTCGGCGTGGGCCACCCAGTACAGCCGGTCTCTGATGTGCGGAGCACCGACGCCCGCAGACGGGAACGCGATGGCCCCGAATCCGTAACCCACGGCTTCCAGGTCAGCTTGTACAAGGTTGATCCAAGGGTCTGCGTCTTTGCTCGCAACCTGCTCTCCAAGGACTGCTGCAGGGCGACACTGTTCAATGAGATGGTGGAACGCGGGCCAGAGGTGCCGCTCGTCATCGAACCCTGCTCCTTTACCTGCCGCGCTGAAAGGTTGGCACGGGCAACTGCCGGTCCAGACGGGTCGGTCGTCTGCCCATCCTGCTCGGCGAAGCGCAAGGCTCCAGACACCAATGCCTGCGAAGAAATGGCACTGGGTGTAACCAGCCAACTCGGAAGGGGCAACATCCACGATGGAACGCTCATCTACATCTCCAGCAGCGATGTGTCCCGCTGCAATCAGGTTGCGCAGCCACTGTGCTGCATAAGGATCAATCTCGTTGTAATAGGCGCTCACAACCGATCCCCCATATCGTCGAACACGCGATCCGCCGCCTCCACCGAGTCGATGACCTCCACCGTGAACCCCATGGAGCGCAGGCGCTCGTGCTCACGCTTCTGCGGTTCGGTGGGCTTTGCGCCAGTGCGCTTGAACTCGGCGAACCTGAAGTACCTGGCGATCACGGGCTGCAGCCACTCAGGGATCGGTGCGAGCACGATGTCGTCGGGCACGAACGCATGGCCCGGGCTGGTGAATTTCATCATCCGCTTGCCGGCCGCGTCGGCGCGCTTGCGGGAGCGCGATTCGATGTCACGTTCGAGCATCGGGCTTCTCCCTCACCAGTCGCATCGCGTCGCGCAGGTCCGCGCGCAGTTGCTCGATGGCTTCTTCCTGCTCGTTCATCCTCACCACCGAGTCCCGGGCGAACTGGACCACGGTCTCGGGATTCCACAGTTCAAATTGGGGCATTGTTTTAATCATTTCATCCACTCCGGCAGCGCCGGTCTAAACACAACGAGGGCCGATGGGAAAGGTGCGCTGTTTTTCGCGCCACCGAACTTCAAACGACCACGTATGAAAGTAATGTCACCCTTCATCGCCCACTCATGCCACCATGCGGTATCAGTTCGAGCAGGCACTAGGCAAACCACCTTGGCACCAGTAAGCGATGAAGCGTGGGCTTTGTGTACCCATTCACCAATCTCGCGCCCATATGGGGGATTCATCCACACGGTTCCGACCCAAGGCTGGGCGAGCCCGTTTGTCTCTCGTGTGAAGTACCGGGGCGCTTTGGCGTTTGACTCACTGGCGCACACATCGAGGTCAAATGGACCGTGTTCCGCTGACACCGTGTCAAAGTAATCTTGAGGTGTTGCCCAGTCGTCGCTGGCGCTTGAGAAATGCACCGACATCACGCAAGCCCGTTGACGAGCTTCTCCACTTCTCTTGTGTAATAGTCGAAGTCCACCGGCACCTGACCCGCGTCGCGGATGTCATTGCACACATGGACACCCCATCCACTCTCGACCCCGATCCTGCGCCACACCCCAGGGTTCTTGGCCAGCGGGGGCATGATCTTGAACAGGCGACCCCCACCCTTGGCGATGTAGTAGCGCGTGACCCTTTGGAGTTGATCGCCTTCACCATCGTGGTATTCGATCTGCAGCGTGCTCGACCGCGGCACCTTGGTGCGCAGCATAAAGTCCATCATGTCGGGCCACCGCTCCACCGTCTCGCGGATCGGCGCACCTTCGAGCAACACCTTCTCGGCGACCTTGGGGACCACCAGCGCGCTGTGGTTCTGGTGCCACTCCAGATCATGCTCATAGGCGCCCTTGCGCTTGACCTTGCCACCCACGTACTCGGCGATGTAGTTGTTCACGTCGCGGATGAACATGCGGTTGTAGTCAGCGAACTCCATCTTGAGCTTCGTGACCCCCTCCCACCACTGGACCACCTGTTCCATCATCTCGCGACCACCCTGGCGCAACTGCACCGTGATGCCGTCGGTGTTGGCCTGCACGACCCGCAACCCGGGGATCTTGAGCAGGTTCTCGACCAGCAGGCACAGGAGCAGTTGACCATTGAGCGTGATCCGCATGGTCATCAGCGGGTCGTAGAACACGCTGTAGGGGTTGTTCGTGTCCCCGTAGACCCCGTTGAGCGCGAGCTTGAGCATCGCGTTCTCGGCCGTGCCCTTTTTGTACGACTTGCGTTGTTCCTTCAGGCTCGCGTAGATGTCGCAGAAGGTCTCGGGGAAGTGGGCCGGGCGGAACCGCTGCGCTATGGCCGTGGACGGGTAGTAGGACTCCACGTCGATGTCCACGATCGCACCGTCCTTGGCCTCCACCACCTCGTTCTCCAGCGACCCGTGGAGCCCGCCCAGTCCGAACACAAAGTCGATGCCACCGACCCGCGCGATCACG